ACGATAGCACCATTTGTCGTTGTGTGGCAAATCAATATGATGATAAACTTGACCGTTGGCTGTGGCCAAGAACGGACTGGCACAGTCAAAGCTGATGGTAAAACTTGGATTCACATACCGACGCACAGCACGTTGGATATCAGTGAGCAGGACTGCCCACTCTAACTTGCTAGTACCCAGGAAGTGCATCCAATCGTGAACACCTTCTTGTAACAAGTTGTCATGACGTAATGCTACTAATCGTTTTAACACCAAGTGTACGTCACACATGTTCTGACCACCCATGGCCCAACCATCAAAGTGCGTGTCAGGATACTTGGCAGGATCACAGTAGTCTTTCATGAGATCATACCAGCGATCAGCGTCAGCATGATTGGCGCCTTGTAGTACGTTTAAGATCTTGGTACCACCGTTGGCCTTGCCCTTGCGGTGACGCATGAAGTATTCGTTGTTGTACTTGGTAGCATCCACAGCTTCTTGTAGCGTGCTGATCTGGCATTTGTCACTGGCATTTTTATCATGAATGACCCAGGTCGGAATATCAAGGGTCATGCAATAATCACTGATGTTGTCTAGCCATTTCAGCACAGCTTCACGTTTCTTCTGTGCTTTGGGACAACCTGAGTTGGCCTTCCAGTCACCTTCCCACAAGCCCTTGGCAATCTGGAATCCACCCGAGTCGCCTAGCATAAGTGTGCCAGGATCTCTGTTGCGTACCATGTCTTCTGACCAGTCCTGCTTGTTCAAATCTAGATTGGCATGCCCACCTGAATACAGACTCCAGCGATATGGAAACAGACCTTTAGAACTGTTAAGCCAATTCATCTGTTCCATGTCTGGAATACCTGCGGGCATCCTTGCTGGATCCACATAAGGACCCGCCACAGGATCACGTTGCTTGCCTACAAATGTGGCGTAGAAACCACTGATAGCTGGCAGGAACACAGCATAATCATTCTGCTTGGCGGTTAGATTGTCTTGGCTCACTTGCTCTGTGCTGGAAGAATATAGTTATAAACAGCAAGTCCAGAGTCTACAGTAATCATGGCCGCACCATCATCGCTGATCTTGAATGTCTTGTCACCAGTTAGATCAAGAATACCAATCACAGTCTTGATTGGCCAGGACCATGCACGTTTTAGTGTACCGGTTACACCAGGCTGGAACACAAAGTTTCCTGCATGGGTCGAATGATCACCAAAGAAAAACTTTAAGTCACCGTTTTCAGTTTTGGCCTGGAAGTTGACTTCTTCAGCATTGGCCTGCGCCTGCATCTTGAGTCGCTGGATAGAGGCCACGGTTGGCTCAAATTCAATATGCCAGTTTACACCTTTAAACTTCACGGTCTTTAACTTTTCATTCACAATCTCTGATGCCATAAACCTGTAATTGTTTTTAAAATCGCCGGTGGCATTTTTAAAATTAATGCCGTCTGGTGCACCAGTATCCTTGCGTGTCAGACTTAAATCTGCGTTTTCCTTGTACTCTTGTAAGTTCAATAGGATCTTCAATTTGCTCAAGTTTGGCATACCAAAGTTACCAATAAAGTCTGCGTGCGGTTGTGCAAATGTGCCTTCTACCACTACGCTGCGATCTTCGGCCAAGCCATTGATCACGGTTGATTTGTCATCTCCAGTGATTTTGACCAAGTCAATGACGCCTAGGTCGTGTGTGTGTTCTACTAAGTCTAGTAAGTGATCTCTCATGTAATTCTCCTTTGTGTTTGATTATACAGCGTTTAATTGGGATATGCAACAACTTTGGCAAAACTTTGGCCGCCTTTGACCGTGGTAAGTGTTCCGGGTTTGCGTAACTCTAGCCAAGTGCTGGGTCCACCGTCGTGCCACGAATACAGTATTTCGTATCCGAGACTGACCACTAAATCTTTGACAAGGTATCCAGGAGTGTAACAGGCAAAATGTTGTTCAACCAACATAACGGCTTGTTCACGGTCGCAGTCATTGAAGGTCATGACCAATATGCCTCCCGGTTTGAGTTTTTGTAAGATCTCAATGAGATACCGTTTGATGATTTCTAAAGGCCGAAAATTGAACAAATGATAAACCAAACACAGGCCAAATTGGCCATCTGGTATTTTGATCAGGATAGGGTCTGGTTGTCTTTCATTGATCACATAGGGTCTCAATCGCCGCTGATATTGTGCTGGAAATTTGACAATGGTTGGCTCCAATAGTTCATAACTTTCGTCAATTATATACAAGGGATCAAGACTTACCATGTCGTAGGTAAAAGTTTCTAACCCCGGACGTATGACCATGCCAGCATATTGCCAGTCAGTGTAGTTTAAAAGACGTGTTTGCAAAGTGATACGAGATTCAGTTGATATCGGACTGTGTCGTTTAAGAATGTATTCTGCGGTTTCGTAACACATTTCACATTCGTACAGTCTGTAACTTTCAACAAACCAGGGCTGTTCCTGCTGTGCAATTAATTTTTTGATTTGTTGTTTGAGTTGATCCAACAACTGTTCAAATCTCTCAAAGTTTTTTTGTATGGTTTCTTGCTGAGTTTTTAACTGATCTGCAAATTGCTCTATTTGCACGCTGTTTTGTACCATGTGCATGATCGTGGCCAAATCGCGATCAGCTGCTCTGCCAACAAGCAACGCACTTGTTTGTTCCAAATAATTGCGGTAGGCGACCAGTTCGCTCAGCTTCATATCACCACTCAAATAAAGTTTGGAAGGTGTTTTCTGTGTTGGTGGCGCTGGCTAAATCCCAGCCCAACACACCCAGCAAATTGTCAATCTTTTGATCCACTACTGTGGCTTCCATCTCGCTGTCGTCGAAGGGTAGTTCTTTGAACCAGGTTGGCAAATGGATCTCGTCTGTGGGGTACCCTATGCTGGTCCAGCCCAAGGGATTGGATTTCAACTTGCACACAATGGTCTTCATGCCATCGACAATCTGCATGCTGTACTTGTCTGAGTTCATTCTGCGTAGGTTGTTCCAGTTGATGGCTGCACGCACATGGCCTGGCATGTTGGCTCGGCCCTGGCGTTCTTCTTCCTTGGCATACTTGGTCAAGTTGTTCACACGCTTGGGACTGCCCTTCTCCCAACCTGGACGCTCTTTGAACTTGTACTTGAACTCGCGGATCTTTTCAATGATCTGCTCACGACTGGTGCCGATCAAAATCTCGTCAAGTATTTGACTTAAAAACTCCTGGATGACTTTGGGAGTATCACTGCGCTTGAGATCAAGACCCATGGCTTTTACTCGGCCAGGGCTACCGTGCGTGTCCACACGCCTGTTCTCTTTGTCGTAGTACATGACAGCATAACGCTTTTTGGTAATAAACAAGCCCTTGCTGGCCACAATCTCTCGACCACCTCGGATCACATCACCCATCTCTCTAGGCACGTGGAATGCAGTTTCCATAAAGCCAGGAAACGATTCGTTAACTTGATCAGCAATACTGTTGTACAGTTGTACAGCAATTTCACGACTCCATGTCATGTTGCCGGCTTCTATTTCTTTTTGCAACACTGGATACGCTGAGAAATAACATGAGTCTGTGTCGCCATAAATGATTGCTTCACCTACATGATCATATTTGCCAGTGATACATTCATTTACATAAGCATCCATGTGACGGGCAATGGCACGACCAGTAAGAGTTGTGGATTGGCCAATACGCTTGTCAAAGAACCTGCAACCAGGATTAAGAATAGCACCATACAAACTGTTGAGGTTAATCTTTTTAACCAGTTGTCTTTTATCCCAATACTCTTCATCTTCTGCATTTTTACACTCCTTTAGTCGGGCCTGCATTTCTGTGCGCTCGGCATACCAGCGTTTTAACAAGCCAGGAATAACTGCTTCCTTCTCGTAAGTAAAGATAGTGCCGTTGGCCGTGATCATCCAAGGGCGGTTACTATCAAAAATTATCTTCCATACGTCCGCAGCACTGTGTACACTCTCTTCACCATCTTTCCAATCAATGGTAATTTCTGTGCCCGGTTCGGTATTCATAACAGCCGTGTATTCTAAACTGCCAAACAGGCCCTCCCATGCGGCAGCAAAACTACTACCACTGCGTATTTTGTCACTGATATATCGTTCGGTCATTACAGGACGCAACTGCCCGACGATGGTTTCTGGTCCCATGTTGAGCGCACGAATAGTACTGGGATACAAACTGTTGATGTCTATGCTTCCCACATACTCGTGGATGCCTTTCTTTGGAAATGCAACATAAGCTCCAGCGGCCTGCGTATCCTCATCACTGTAACGTTCCTTGCGATTGGGCACAACCATGCCACGCTCGTGTGCTTCGTTGATGATGGCCTGCTCAGTTACAGCCACAGCACCCATTGTGGTCTGCAACAACACTGTGTTCTCATGTGCCAAGGTGTTAGCAAGATCCAAAAACTTTAATTTCCTGTCCAGCTTGGCCAGGATCATTGTATCTTGTCTGTTATACTCGATAAACCGTTTAAAGTTTTGATTGTACAGTTGATCTAGCGTGCCTTCGAACACTGTCTTGGTTTCCTGGAGTTCATATTCGGCAATGGCATCCAGGCTATAACTGTGACGTTCTTCATAGGTATACTTGCGATACAGTTGCATATAGTCCATATGCACACGACCAATCAAGTCATATGTTTCATTCTCTGCACCAAAGCGTTCAAATACACGCTTTTTAGGATATTGATTCCATAAACAAAATCTACGTGTGTCGTCCTTGCTGAGGACCCGAGTAACACGATTTACTGTGTAGGGTATATCATACCCCTCACTGTTCCAACCTGAAAGTGCATCTGCGTCTTCGATCAAGTCCAAGAACGTTTTTAACATTTCTTCTTCTCGATCAAATACAACGCAGTTTTCAAACTCGCCGGCAATCTCATCCGCGGTCGCACGACTCATGTGCCGGGGAGGAATAACCAAGGTAACCATTTGATCTAGCCATTGCAGATAAACTGAAATAGCAGTGATAGCATTGAATGGATCTGTTGTTGGACTAAAACCACGTTCTGGATCGAAGTCTACTTCAATATCGAAAAACGCTACATTTAGTTTTGGGCCGTCTTGGCCTTTGTAGTTTTCTTCAAGGCAACGGAAGATTGGATTGATATCCGATTCATACAGTTGCTTGCCACTCTGTATGCGGATCTCTTTTCGGAACTCTTTGTTGTTGCGTGTACTGAATCTGCTTACAGGTGTGCCAAATAGGCTAGTAAATTTACCACGAGGATCATCATAGTAGAATGTGTAGTTGGGTGCGTATTCTTGATAGCGACGTTCGCCATCTCTGCGTTCAACCACATGTATGCGATCGTGTTCACGATCAAATAGTGCGTCAATATAACTCAATTCTTTCTCCAGTTATGGCTGGCTTGCCATGATTCATGTTCGTAACGTGAACGACTCGCTGTTGTAAAACAGTACTTATAAGGTCTTGCCCACAGTGACTAAAATTTGCTCAAGCAATTCATGATCCTGCTGTTCGCGGCCAAACTCACTCTTGTGTGCCAACTTGATGGCCTTCTTGAGAATGTTAGGTTTGATATCCAGCTCTTCGGCAATGGCTTTCACTGTGTCATTAAGGCCGCCGGTTAAAGTTTCAATTTCGTGCATGACCTGCATGCCTTCATTGATGACCTGGTTGAGTTTTTTAGTTTGGTCGGCTGTGAATACTCTTGATGTCATGGAATTCTCCTGGGTTAGTTTTGTTATTGTACAGTATTATGATAAAAAGTCAACAGATTAATTTGAAAATTTGGGCAATTGACTCGTTATTTTTTTGCTCGCATTGATTAAAAAATTTTCCAGATACAATATAATTTTGGGTATACTTGCTACTTTCCTGGGTTTTACTTACCAATTGGTCTACACTGAATTGAGATAGTTTGTCAATTAAATTAACAATACTAGCCGACCTGGTTATATTACCAGCATCCAAATCCCAGGTAGTATCAAAGTCATAATCAAAATGCAACCCTAAACTAGTCAATGTTTTGTAAGTTTCAAATTGACCGACTGGTATAAATGCAGTACCCCCTAACAGACATTTTAGTGTTTTTTCTGTAATAAATGGCCCTGGCCAAATATATTCTTGTCCATCTTCAACCATGTAGCTATAGTGAAAACTTTCATTTGTAAAATGTACAGCGCAGTCTTGATACAATGGTTGCCAAGGATCACTGGTTATGTTTTGAGAATTTTGAGTAGTATTATCAAACTTGTCAATTTTTATTTCTTGACCAAGATAACTGTCTCGAAATATCTGCGTGAGATTGTCAAGAGTAACATTGCCAACTGGTTGCCACCTATGTACATTTTTTTCTTCTAGCCAAGAGTTCAACACAACTAAAGATGAATCCGGGGCTGTTTCTAACAGTTTGGTTGTGATCCATAATTTGCTTTGGGTTATCCTGTTACAAACTGCACTGAATTTGTAGTTGGGTTTTGCTTTTTCTTGTAGGCCGAACCATTCAATCATGAGGTTGAGCTGGTGATGCCAATAGTAAAACGGCACAAAATATACGCCAGGTATTTTTAAATCATAATCTTGACCGTCAAACAAAACAACAATCGGTCCAGTAACCTGTTGTTGTTTAAGCCAACCAACATCTACTGTTTCTAAATGAAAGCTGACAATATAGTTGTCATACCCCCGGGGTAAATTTTGTTTGTTCCACCCTTGAAACAATGCAAAGTAAATTTTTTTGTTGGGAAGTTGCCAAATCCATCCGTACCCAGGAAATTGAGGAACGTTATCTTTGGTGCCTTGATAAGGACCGGGAACCAACATCTGTTTTGTCATGTAAGTAATTAGCTCACTTGGTAGTCCACGGTAGCGAATCGTTTTCTACGGGCAGCAGCCGCCCGCCCTCGCAACTAGTGCGGTCCTAAGGGTGTTCTATTTGCGTCCGATCACCATGTAACGAGTGTATTCAGTTTCGGGATCACGCAGTTGCATACTTCCATGATACAGAATTTCACTCAAGGGAAAACGATCTATGATGCTCTGTGTGCTTTCAAAGTTTCGGTTGGGATCATGATCACGTCCTTGGAGCACCACCAAGGTGCCGTCGGGTATGTTCAAAAACCATGCTCGTCCTGGCATGTTAGTAAGGCTGGTATTGACCACAACACCGGAACTGCCCAGCTGTCTGTAATCGAGTCGGTTGGCATCGGCCAGCATGTATTCCACATTGTCAGCACCGGCCAAGTCCAGTAACCGACGGCTGGTCGTCAAAAACTCCTTGTTCTTTTCCACAAGTATGATTTGATCTGCTGTGATTCTGGGCTGTAATTTCATATACAAGGCCAGGTTGCCATACCAGGCTCCTAGTATGTAGACTGCACTAAAATCTTGTTGTATGCGTTCTAGTTCCGACATCAACCAGACCTTGCTGGCTGTGAGGTCACGTGTCATGCTGCCTGACAGGCTACTACCACTGCTTTCATCTAGGTTAGGCCGGTGCGTATGGAAGTCTTGGAGTATCACTACCGTCGTCCTCGGGATATACTGGGTAAGTGTTCATTTGCCGTCCACGTGCAGTTGGCTGCCTTTGTTGAAACTGGGACTAAATGGACTGTTGGCCACTTGACCGCCTTTGCTTTGACTCCAGGCATAGCCAGCCCTATGACCCGAGCAGTCTTTGGTGCAGGTGCTACCAAGAAATTCCAGTTCATCCAGTTGTTCTTCTGTAACAGGACCACCTTCGACCCAGGCATCACAGGTGCGTTTGGCAGCACATTTAAATTTCAAAAACTTACAGTAGCCTAGATCTCCAGCATCTATGGTATCATGTGGATCACTGCCAGGTTCTGAACCAATACCTCGGGCAATGCAGTCCAACATGTCTTCACTAATGTCAAAGGCCGCACAGTTGCCACAGCGATTGGCCTTGACTGACTCTATGTCATCAGTGTTCCATTTGTCAGCCAGCTCGGCCCAGTATTCTTCGTTGGGTTCCGCAGGATTTAGTGGACCATAGTGATATTCGTCTATGGCTTTCTGGCGATTCTTAAGATTGAGATCAATGCTTTGTGTAGCCGGGGGACATCCCGACTCTATGGCTTCTAATAGGTTGATTAAATTTCTCATTTTTTCTTGTTGCCCCAATTAGCGGCACCTTTTTTACGACACTGAACAAGGGCTCCGCTGGCATAAGCCGACGGCCAGACCTTGTAACGACTTTTTACTTTGTTATAGCAGGCATCTTGTTTTTCATCAAGTTCTTGTTCTTCTTTGTACATGTCTCCTTCATCGCGGAAACCTTTTCTTAAACGTTTCATAACTTTAGGAAACAAGGCCAACACGCGATCTAAATCAGTTTGTGTAAAAGGAATACCTTCCATCTTGTATGCCTTATGAACTTCCTTGGCAACCAGTGTTGGATCATTTTCTCTAATAGACATTCTTTGTTTATTGAATATTAAATTCACAGCTATGTCGTGTATTAAATCAGTTACATCTTCATCTGTGATCGCTGATGAACCTTCTTTGACCTTGGTGGCAACATTCCGGGCTGGACCACGACGTTCAGGATTGGGATCTTCTCTACGTTTCTTGGCCGCGGAACTGGCACGACCTTTTTTACCTAGAGCATGTGCCTTGCTTTGTGGTAAACATTTTGGCTTGCCTTCTTTGCTGGATCCTCGGGCACAGTCTCCACGGATCTTGCCGTCGGGTCCAAAACGCACCCACTTTTCTTTGAACCATTTTTTTAAATCTTCTTCTATGGCTTCTAAAGAATTTGTAGGATGTGGCTCTTGATCACCATTCATCTTGTTGGCCAGATCGTGAGCTTTCAATGCATATTCAAAATCTAAACGTGTAAGACCGTTGACATCATGTGTGGTCACTTCCACAGTGACCTGTGCGTTGTCCAGGGTGATTACACCGTTGTGATCCATGTGTTCTCCCATCAGTTTGATGGCTTGTACAAATTCCAAGGCTGTGTCGTCATCTGCAAAATTGTAAGCAGTCTTTAAAACTTTATGATTTAATATTTGCCAGGTGGGAATAAATTCATGATGCAGTCGATCTAGTGCATTGTCATTGGGACTAAAATTGTCAGCATCGTGGCGAACTTCATTCTCGCTGACAGGTACACAGTTGGGCACCTGACGATCACCCTTTTTCTTCATGCCGGCTTGACGATAACCCTTCCAACAGGCTTCTAGGATTTCAGCGTATCTCAAGCGACAGCTCCGAGAATTTGTTTGACCTGTTGAACATACGCACTGACATCACTGGTGCCAATCTCGTCCACATCACCCACATTATAGGCCACTTCTTCTGCGGCCTGCATGACTTTTTCTGGACCATATTGTCGTAACAAATCAAGATGAGCAACCATGATACGTTTGAGTATTGCTTGTTCCACACCCGATGTGTCTTGATCTTCTGTGACGCCTTCGGACATGTCAGTGGGAGCAATAGTAATAACGCTCGGATCACGTCCATCTGCTTTGAACTTGGCCCGTAATTTGTTTGCTACAGCCTCAGCATGATCGTCATTCTCAAAGTCTTTCCACTTCCTACCTTTGATAAAAACTGAATACGGTGTGCGTGGCGTGCCTGTTCTTCGAGAAACCACGGCATCACTCCAACCTTCTTCTACACCTTCGTCCTCAAACGGCAGGAACCAGAACCAGTTGTGGAAACCACCCGGGTTGGTGTCGTATTCCATGTGGGCACGGTTTCTAGCACCATTCATCATCTGTTTGAATTCTCTTTCAGCACCATGTAGTTCAGCATAGTTTTCTAGTTCATCATACAGTTGGCCAGCAAGGAAACTGTCTCGGTAGCGTTCAATCTTAGGAGCCAGTCGACGATATATTCGAGCCATGCCTGCACGATGATCTGTCACAGTCTCCGCCACACCTTCATCATCATCTTCTTGATCAGCATATTCATTAAAGGCAATATCGCTTAGGTGCATGCTGTGTTCACCGTGGTTGTACAAGTTAACTACCACAAACTTGCCACTTGGGCTAAACTCAGCAACTTCACCAGTCTTGCCTTCGAACTCGTTGGGTGCTGTAACCACAACAGGATCACCCACTGACAATTTACGCTCTTGCATGAGATCCTGCCAGTGTTGACGCGGACCTATGCCGCCGCCGTGTTCGTCTACTTCATCAGAACTTTTTTTTTGATCTTCGTAGTAGCTACGGCCCCGGCCTCGGAGTAGGTCTTCTTTGCCAGGTATCTTTTCTACTGGCACGTTGCCAGGAATGCCAGCTTCGCGTACTTTATAATAGCTGTCACGCTCGTCTTTGACTTTGTCAAACTCACGCTTAAGACCTGCTTTGTGTTCAGGTGTCTTGGCTTCTCGGGCACGAGCCAACAAGTCCTGCATGCGATCGTTAAGATCATCAATCCTGCGGGCTTCTAGGTCGTCAACAGCACCTTCACGCAGGTCACGTTCGTATCGTGAATCAAACAAATCTAGGCTTAACATTATTCTTCATCCATGTAATCTTGTGACTCGTCGGCTTTACGACGACGAGCTTGGAACATCTCCAAGGCCATGACAGCGTGATCAAGATTTTCAAATCTGCTGCGCATACAACGACCTTCTCGGCGTATTTCAAATCCATCGTGTTCATTGCCGTGTATTTCAAACATGTTGCCATCTTCCATGGTCATGGTTTTGACAGGTGCTGATTCGGCATAGGTTTCCTTGGCTCGGAGTCCCCGATCCTTTTTGTCTCGGCTTTTGAGATCTGTGTCTTCGCGTTTTTTGTCGTTGATGTCAGAGTCATTGATGTCGTCTTCTACGCTTTTGATAAAGTCTGTAAACGATCGTTTGACCCGGTCTAACACATCTTCAGTGGCCACTGCTTCTTCGACCATTTCTTCATCATAGTCAACACTTTCGCCACTGCCTACAGCGTAGCCGGACATGGGATTCTTGGCGTTGGCATTGCCTCCGAGTATTTTTTGTGTTTTGGGTTTGAACAAGGCCGGCAACTGTGGTACTGATTTCTGCTGGGCGTTGAGACCTTTTTTCACAGTGGCGGGAGTAATCGCGGTTTCGATCAAGCGCAATCTTTCTACGATACTGTAAATGTCGTTGTGGTCGGTCATTATGCTCTGGCGTCTTTCAAGTAACTCTTTATTTGCCACATGTATTTGCCATGGCTGTTTTGACGCTCGGCCATGAAATTGGCAATGTCTTCTCTGCCGGCTTCCTGTGCAACAGCAAACACCTGCATGACCAGATCTTTCATGGTCTGTGTGTCGGCCAACAATTCTTCCAACATGAGTCGGGCACGTGGAATCTTGGTCTGCCCGGAAATAAGACTGAGTTCTTGAAAACGCTCTAAGCTGCCCGGCGCATATTCTTCTAGTGTTCTGATATATTCGGCGATAGGATCTGTGGCACCGTAGGCGTCCTCGTAGATCTTACTGAAAAATTTGTGCAGTTGTCCAAAGTCAGGGCCTTCCACGTTCCAATGGAACATGTGCGCTTTCAAATAATAAGCGAAATTTGAGGCCAATAACTGTTTTAATAAATCATCTAGCACGTTTCTTTTTCCCTTTTTTCATCCAATCCGGTGTGTTCGGAAATGGCTCGTTAGAGTATTTAGCGCCTGTAAAAAAAGAACCGCCATTTCTTTTTTGCACGCCTCCCAGTGGCATGGCAACTGTGGCCACACTGCCTGAGCTGGTAGCTCCTGCTGAAGCATTTTCTGCAATAAACTCACTGGCTCGCATCGCGTATCCTTAATAATTCGTTGTTTTTGATAGAAGCACGACCCTGGCTCACACGCAGATCTTTCATCCATAATTGCGCCAAATACGGCGGCACCAGCTCAAAGCGTATTTTGTATTTGCCAGGCTCTGCCAATATCTGCAAATTCTCTTCCAAATACGAGTCGGTCCAGATCCAGGTGCGCTCGCTGAATAATTCGTCATTGACATACACACGATATATGGGAGGTAATCCTTCCCAACTACAGTGTAAATCTGCTACAACACGAACATATTGCTTGGTCATGTTGTATTTATTGTATTTTATTTGACTTCTTTTACCGAGCCCACATGCCAATCTGGAACTCCGTATTGGGCACGCATGAGTTGTCGAGCTTGTTGTTGATTGGCTGCAGTAACAGTGACTTCGATCGAGCCAACGTAACCGGGTTGTTTGATACGCACAGGTGCGGACCACAGTTTGTACTTGGGATATATTTCTCGGGCTTTCATTGTCCAGTCCACCGTGCTATCATACTAACATACTGACTACTATAAATGCCAGTGCCACGTCGGGTGCTACGCATACTTCTACGTCCGGGCTCTACAGGAAATGTGTATCGAGTCCACGTATCGTTTTGATCTACTACACGGTCACCTGATCGTGGACGATACTTATCGGTTGGTTCCATGGCATATCCTAGAACTTCTACTCCTGGAATACTGTTTAACATGATCCACATGGCTTGACCAAATTTGGTCTGTGTTGCCCCGGCTTCTAAGGTAAGTTTGAGTATGGTAAGAGCGATACCATACAAGGCCTTGCCTAAACCTCGATTACGATAGTCAGGATCAACAGCTATAGTTTCTATTATCCAAGTTTTTAATGGATCAAGTGTTGCAGAAACATCTAGTTCGGCAACTAATGTGTCACCGTCAAAGATCATGATTTCCATAAACTCAGGATCTTTTTTGTTTACGGCATAGGAGAATTGGCTTCCACCGGGCAAGGGTTTGGTTTTGGGTTTGTTTGCCATGGGTGCAAGTGTGTCTTTGTCACCAAAGTCACCTTGTGGTATACGGGCTATCTCCATTACTGCACCTTCGTCGGTTCTATGATATTCTGCGGCTTGGCCATTTGGGTCCACGTGCCAGGCGTAAAATTTGCTGTAAGGATAATCCTGCTTTAAGCTCAAGAAAGCATTCAAGTTGGGTACTGAGTCATCATACATGATCAGCTTGTCAAAGTGCTCTTTGCCCAACAAATGCTTGAGTATGATCTTTTTCTTTTCTTCTGTGGCTGCTTTGATGGCAAGATTGCCGGCACGATATACGTGAACCCGGTCCATGTCTATGCCAAATCTGCGGAATGTGTCCAAGAACACATCGCGGTCATTGAAGTCCGACCTAGCTGTGAGCATGATCACTCGATTGCCTGTGGCTATGTCTTGCTTTAATTGTCGTATCATGCCGGGTATGGGTTTAGCTTTGGTAAAAAATTCTCTAGCATCTTTGAAAGCACCAAAGTCAAATGTTTCACCGGGACCCAGTTTGTAGTGCGTAAAGTCGTGGCTGTTCAACTGCTTGATGACCTTGCCATCTTGCACCACATTGACTCGGGTGTCAGTGTTGACCAAGGTGTCATCAATGTCAAATATGACCAGCTTGCCGGATCCTAGCTCTTGTGCTCGCATTTACTGGAAGGCTCCAATGGGTACTGCAATAATATTTGGCAGTTTGTCACTTTTCTGATTATGTTTGTGGTTGTGTCCTTTGCCTGGTACTCCATGAGGCTTGTTGTGTGCCCTCATATCAGCCGACCCTAGGGCTTGGTCATAGTTAACTTCCCCTCTAAAACAGCCAATGGCATAGGGAAATTCATTGTTCAAGTGATAGTGATAGATATTCTGCATCTTTCCATCCCACATGACTGGATGGGTGTGTCCATGGCATTCGTCCAGTTGGGCATTGGTAACCATTTTGCCATCGTCGCCTCTGGGACCGTAGATACCAAATCCATCCAGGGCATAACCAAACAAGGGTGAATGTCCTTCAGTTCCTTGATTGGGGAAACACTTCCAGCTATAACCGTGCAGGTGATATTGTTGAGCATAAGGATGTCCCCAGCACTGATCAACGGGCAAGATTGAAGCTGGTGGATACCAGGCTGTGCTACTGGCGTTGGCAATCTCAGCGTGCCATACTGTGCCTGTGAGCGTGACACCGATTGGCAATGCGGCAATGGGATTGGGCTTGGCACTTAGCTTTGGGATTTTAGGTAGTTGGATATTCAACTCATAAGGACTGACGCCAATGGCCGCGGCACTGGAATAGTCATGACCAGGAAAGCCTGTTCTAAAGTCATGGCCGCCTGGAGCTGCCTGGTAAAACTTGTAAGCAGGAGTGCCAGGTTGCACAGGAAAGTCGCCCATGGCGGTGTTTGGCAATCCATTGCCTACAAAATAACGATACTTAGCATCTTCGGTTATAGCAAATACACTGCCTTCCTTGGCATAGTCTTTGGCATATTTGGTACCACTCACAAATGGCATCTTTGCGATGACCACGGTGTTGTTTGTGGTATCCATCCAGGGCTGTGTGCTGATTTCGAATCGTGTGTTGCCAGGCACTGCCGCAAGAAAATCTGCAGCCATGAACAGTCCATTCCTTTGAGCTTCGTAAGGGCTTATGGTTCCAGAGCTTAACAATGTGGTTGGTTCATCCGATGCCATGGCAACACTGCCTACAGCAAATAATACCGCTACGATTCCCGATTTAATATTTTTCATTTCTTTCCTTTAGAGTCTTTAGCTTCAGCTCGGTCTTGTGCCTTGAGTGGTAAGCTCACTGGATACTGAGCACATGCTTCAGGATTGCCTTGCCCAGCTTCGGTCAAGAATGATGTTGCTGGTGGTACTTGTCCTGTAGGGCATGAACACACTGCTATGCCATCTGCACCCTTGACACAATTCCAACTGAAACAGTTGCTGGACTTGGCGCCAAGATTCAAACTGGCATCGCATTTTTGTACAGTGGCTTTTTGTTTCCAAGGCAATGAACTAAAGTCATTGGCTTCTTGTGGATAAAACAGTTTGGGAGCAAACAAACTCCAAACGTTTTTATCACTGGTAGGCGCACATGAGCCTTTCATGTTGCCGGCTGAGGTATCAGCAATGGCACGACCTGTGAGTATAGGACAACGGCATTCGACTTCGGGATAGGCCACACCGTTGTTGCCGGTGATTGTTTTTGGTGTACCGTCTTTGTTCAGGACTGGTTTGCAAGTGCTTGCGGCACACAGCGCATATTCACCATCACAAGTGGTAATGCCCGGTGTTTGCGCCTGGACATTGACAGTCAGTAACGCTAATACTAGTAATAGATGTTTCATTTTTTTCTCCCTGATTTCATATTGGCACACCAATGATACATTTTTGCCTTTTCGCCACTTGCATTTTTAGCACGTCGACGTAGGTCCGTCACACTTCCGTTGCAACTGGCACCTGCACGTTTCACACGTCCTGGGCGGCTTTTTCCTTTGACTCGGCCGTCGGCAAAGTTTTCTTCTATACTTTTTATGGACTGCCCTATGGCACTGCGATTTTCTGACAGCCCTCGGACCGACATATTGTGTCCAGTGCTTTGTTCCAATTCATTGGCACGATCATTGGCCTGTTGCCATGGAACATTGTCCATTCTAGTGATTTCGCGCCCCAGGGTAACATCATATATGCTCCAGGAACCTGATCTTTGTGTGGCATCTTGTGGCTGATTAAAGTTCTGCGCCACATCCGTGTCCACATCCTGCACACCCAATCTGCGTTGTATGTCCACAGAATCTTTTTTGTTGTCTGTGGTCTGCGGATTTGGTATCATCTTGGGTCGCATACTAAACAGGTTAGGCTGTTCTGCGTTCATGCCCGCCAACCAATTCTTAGTATCTTCCCAAGCATCTGCTTGTGTGTCAGCCAGGAAGGTATGCACAACATGTCCAGTTTCGCGTTCAAAAATTTCCCAATAAGGAACGCCACGCTCGTTTGTTGCTTGTGTAAGTTGCTCGGGTTCTTGTTTCTTGGTTGTGATACGCTTGGCCAACTTGGCTCTTGGTGTCATGGTGGCTGGATCTTCGTAAGGACGCACATTGAATCCAATACCTTGATCCACATACTTGTCATACACAGCATCGGCCACTTCACCCTTGCTCTTGCCTTTGACTACTTCCAGGGTCTTGTTGGTTTTGACATCATACACTTCCCAGTCTTGCTCGCCCATGTTGACCAATTGATATTCGCCCGAGTCTAGTGCTTCACGACCATACTTGCTCCATACTTTGTTCTTGGCTTCGTCTTCGGTATAGCCGTTGTATTCTTGTCCGGGCACTGGTGACCAGGTGCCGTTGAACATTTGATACAGTTTCCAACGCTGATTTATTTCTTTTTGTTTGCCAATGGTCTTTTCAGCCCACTGTTTCTTTAACTGTTCTTTGTTGATGGTACCGGCTGAGAATTCACTGAACAGGCGCAGTTGATCCGTGTACTGTTCGTTGTCGGCAGTGACCAACTTGTACAGCTTCTTGGCATATTCCGCACGTTCGGCACTGGGGTCGCCAGCGATCTGCATGGCACGGGCAAAACGCATCATGGTGTTTTCCAACACACCCATTTCTTCGTCGGCCTTGGCCAACCAGTCACCACCCGGACTACGGAATTCAATGTAGCCGTTCTGCAGATGTGCTGATGTGTACTTGCTGGTACCCACACCTTTTTGTAGTTCTTTGAAAGCCAGTTCAGTGAGTCCGTGGCGCAATAACTCTACCACACCAGCCGGATCACTTCGTTTGCCTCGGATGTTTTGCTGAAGTTTGCCCAAGGCGCTGGCAGTAAAGCTGTTGGCTTCGCGACCAAATGTGTCCAACACATACTTGTCACCCATGAACAAGATCAACTTCACATAGTCCACATCGCCACCTCTAATGGGCAGGCTCACACCCATGTGCAGGCCTGTTGAGCTGTTGGTGTAGGCATTGCCTCCTTGCGGATCATTGGCCCAGTCTGTGACTTCTTTCAATTTGGCTATGGCCATCAGCAAGGGCATGGGCGGGCTGACTATTTCCAAGCCGGCTTCTTCACTGCGGTCATCCGGACTCAAACTGCCGTCGGGTTCTATGATCCATTGTCCTTCTTTGCGTGGTGTGCTGTGATAGTTTGAACTGACTTTGACCGGCATGCCTACAACTTGTTGTAGTTCTGCACCAATTTCATCCCAGTCTCTGCTGCCGCTGTTGCCGCCGTTGCCCATGTTCCACACCGGCCAGTCCAGACCGTATTCGTTGGCAATGTCGCTCATCCAACGCAGACCAACATCTGAGAAAAAGCTGTCATCGTCACCCGACCAGTTGTCGCGATAGTCGTCCAAGGCTTGATCGTAATAGCCGTCTTGTTTCTCAATACTGGTTTCTACTTCTTCGTCCAAAATAGCTTCAGCATCGTCCAAGGCTTCCAGATATATCTTGTAGTTAGGATTCTGTTCAGCATAGGCCGCTTGCTCCGCGCTGCTGGTAAATCGTGGTGCATCCACTCCCACGGCCAAGATTTTATCTGCTTCGGCATCATCTATCTCCATGCCATCTGTTAGCACTTTAATGATACGTTCGCTCAAGGGCACTTCGTCCAAATGTATTTCACGCACCAGATCTTCGGCGTCGTTGCGGAAGTCCGATGTCATCTGCTCATCGCGCCAGTTCATGTAAGTTTCGTCAAGATTTTCTTCCAGCCTGTTGCGTTCTCTATCGCCGAGTCCATAGCCGTATTCGTCATTGTCAAAGAACTCAATGACCTGTGAGATGCTGTAGGCACGCTCGTCAGCATCGTAGTCGGGTTCAGGATCCTCCTCATCCGATTCGCCCTGGGTATCGCGGAATATGAGTTCGGCTTCAAAACCAGCACGTATGCCTTGTGCTTCTTTGCTGGCGGCAAACTTTTCCAGTGCACCAGGACTCATGTTGACTTCGTCTAGTTCTTCTTCACTTTCCATCAAACCTGTGGCTCTACGTAGTTGCAAATCAAAGTCTCGATCACTCTCGTAGCGATCAATAAACGTTTCGTAATAGCGTCGTGCATCAGCAGGTGTGTTGGCTTCAAATCTGTGGACTGTGAAAGTGGGATCTTCAGCGTGGTATATTTCGTAGCCCTTGTTGAGTCTATCTCTGACCTGGGCCATGCGTTCCTGTCTGCGATCGACCTGTTGACCAGCACGACCTAAATAACTACGGCGTAAATCGTCACTGATTTCGAACAGGTCAGGATCAAATTCTGGGCCAGGCGGTTCATCCGGGCTGTAGTCTTCGTCGGCCTTGTACTGTTTATATTCTTTAAACAAGTTTTCAAACAGGCCATTGGCTTGGGCAATTTGTGGTGCACCTTGCCGGTTGGTCCGTAATTTTAATTTGTTGGCTTCTTTGCCCACTTGACCTGGTTTGATGTCCACAGTCAATGCCATACTGAATCTTGGATCCCGGGCCTGCTTCTTTGTTGGAATATATCCAGAAGCTGATTCATTTGCTGGATCGGGCTTGTTGGTTATACGCTTTTTTAATTTGTACAAGGTACTCAAATTCTGGCTGCCTGGGTCACCACCTTGGGCACGGATAAAGTTGCGCAGTTCTTGGCTCAATTCATCCTGAACTCCGGCACGTGTCATGTTCTTGGCTGTCTGTACAGTGCGGCCCACATCCTGTGTGGTTTTTATAACCTGTCCTGTGCTACTGCATCCCGGTGTTCCAGCAATACAGGCCGCTGCTGCAACAGCACCGGCTCGTTCTTTCCAACCTTCTTCTAGCTCATCAACTTGGCCTGCTTCAAAGTGTTCGGGATGCAGTCGGGCCCAGTCACGCATGAGTACACCGGCTCGGGCGTTGGCTTCGTTTTCATATTCACTGCCGGTCTCGCCTGCATCGGCTGGAACTGCTTCACGTTCGTGTTGGCGTTTGTGAGTGAGTTCGTGGGCCACAGTACGCAACACATCCATGATGTGGCGATTGCCCCAGGCCACTTCCAATTGCTGGGCATCATCACTGTAACGACCAAATGTTCGATGACGTTTGGGCCATTCTGGATCTTTACGCAGTCGAACTCGAGGCATCTGTTTGATCTCAAGTTCGGACACACAGAATCGTATAAAATCTTTGAGTATCTGTTCATCAGTCTGTCCCGCATCTTCTCTGATGCTTTCAGCACCGCCATCGCCGCCACCATCAGCCTGTGCAGCCGGAGTGTCTTGGCCAGCATAGCCTGTGCCCGGATACCAGTAACCGCCAAAGTACCCCCAGCGTTTTTTGCTAGAACCTTTTTTCTTTCGACGACGTTCGTCTAAACTTAATAATTCGTCCTTGGCTGCGTTGCGTGCGGCATACAGGCGTTCGATAGCGCCTTGGCTGCGTAACATTTTGAATGCTATATTTTCTGGACCAAATTCTCCATGCTGTTCCAGCCCTGTTTGGCGCATCTTTTTGATCTTGTTGACCAGGGTCGTGATCATTTCATAGTCCTTGGATTCGATAGCCTGGTCAATCTGTTGGCTCAAGGTTTCATATTTGCTGCGTGTGCTGATGTCATCCACTGTGGGTCGGGCACGTCGGGGCACTGAAACCCAGTCGTTGTTCAACACAGAATAAATGCCTTGGCTGATGTGTGGTTGGTTGGCATTTTGTACGTAGAGTTCTACGTCATAGCCACCAATGGTGATGTTGTGCTGATCGTTGTACTGATACTTCTTAGCGTCAAACAGTTCTCTGTACACTTCGCTGGCGTCGGCCTTGGGCAGATCCACCACCAAGTGCAGATCTATGTCAGAATTGGCAGTGTAGGTATAAGCGGCATTGCTGCCCGAAATGGTGATGTCTTTGATTTCAAAGTTCGAAACACCTAGGAACTCAGCAAAATCTTCAGCTATGCGTAACAGTTGCTCACGGATTTGCGGATGCAGGTGCTCGTCGGATCCCCACAGTTTTGGGTTTAATTGGTCATTAAACTTGACAGCGTCGCCAAGACGGTAAGAATCCAGTTCAAGAATATTCATAATGAACTGTATTTACCGTCTGGCTATTTGGCTCGACTTTTGGTTTTTTTCTCGGGTTCAGCCTTGGCCTTGGCTGTGGTCTTTTTGCTACTGGCCAAAACACGGGTTTTCACGGGTGTTTCCACAGCTTCTGCCGCGGCCACGTTGACTGGAGCTGCCACGCCTGTGCCATTCTGTTGGGCCAAGGCATGCAGTTCCTGATAAACACGATCCTGGGCCGCATAATCAAACACATAGGTTCCAGAATGACGCAACAACACACGCTTGTCTACCCAGACTTTGCCACCTAGGTCACGCCAGTTTTCACAGAAAGTCCAGTCTTCGCTGTAGTAACGACCTTCACGCACGGCTGTGTCAAAGTAGGTTTTCATGTGAGGATTCAGTTCAGCTGGCAGGCCAATGTCGTTGACAAAAGGCTTGACTGCAGGATGAGCATTGAGTTTTTCAAATACATGTCGCTTGATCAACAAGAATCCTGTGCCAGTCTTGGTCACTTCTTGCAAGTGGTCCGGACCTGTTTCGGCACCTTCAAAACCATTCACACACCATTTCACTGGCATGCTCTTCATGGGATATAGTCCGCCTATGACATCCACATCACGATTCAACAACACCAGGAGATGCCATGGCTCCCAACCAATGTCAGCATCAATAAACATTAAATGAGTGCTTTCTGAGTTGTGCAAGAATCTGGCTGTGAGCGTGTTACGACCACGACTGATCAAACTTTCATTGCTGAGAGTTTCCACAGTCCAGTTGATGCCCAACTGTTTGGCAGTGTTGCCCCATTTGATAAAACTGGTAAATGTGCTTTCGGTCAGCATGCCACCGTAGCAAGGCATACAAATATGCACACGGGTGTTTTTTAGATAGTCAACATTGACTTGGATTTTCATTCCGGATTGATCTTGCTCTGACATGCGTTCCTCTCAAAAGTGTCAGATATTTAACAGTTGTAGGCAGGTAGAGTTTATTTTTTGCGGCCGGCGCAGTGTGCCCGTTGGCTAAAGCCTCGGGGGTTGGCACAGTTGATACTGCTCTTGTATTTCTGGCTCCATTTTTCTTCTATGTAGTCAGCATTTTCATTAGTGCTGTCTTTTACGATGGCAGTGTCCAACATCTTGACCACCGTGGCGGCCAAGGCAGGATTGCGTTGGGTGGCCGGATACAGGCTCATGACCAAGGCTGTTTTGCGTTTTTCATTCAAAGTGGGCCAAGCTGTGCGTATTTCTGTGGCTGATGTGAGTCCCGGACCAAATTCCACTGTGGGTAGATAGGTCATGTAAACGTGCTGGCCAAACGGTTGGGGGTTATCGTCTAAAGGTTGTAACTTGGCTGGTGTGCCATCCTTTTTGTTTCCGCCGGGTCTGGGTGGTTGGTCACGATCTTTTTCACTGCGGACAAATATCACACGATCTTCAGCAGGATTGTAACGGCTGGTTATCTCTTCAGCACCGAATGGACTTTTTACCTTGACAAAGTGCCCAGGTTCAACTCCGGCCAGCTGTGCTAGTTTTTCTTTGACTGCAAAAGGAAAAGGCCGGGTACTGGTATCATCGGTGGCCGCCACATACACATCTGCATCTGGAAAGGCTTCGCGAGCCGATTGATACAGAGCCATGTGTCCAGCGTGAAATGGGTGGAATCCACCCGGCATGATTACCACAGTTTTCATAGACATATTTATGGTTACATGTGTTCCAACAACCACATGTAAATAGGTGTGCTAAAGGCCAGGCTCGCTGTGCCGTTGCAACCCATTTGTCCATAGAATTTTTCCTGTATCAGCGTGCCAGTTCCATTGTAATCATGTTCATACACAGCCAGGTTAAAAAAGACCTGACCCAGGGGTATGCCATCAAACTGCAAATTGGTCACTGTAACACAGGCATCTTTGACAATGCGATTTTCGCTGTCAATTTCAGTGTGTGCAGCGGTTTTATTTTTTAATTGGAATTTCAACACGTAGTCATGATCCTCATCACGAATTTCGTGACGGAAAAGCAAGGTCTCTTGCACATGATTTAAATCTAATAATTTCTGATCATTGAGCCAGACCTCTATGCCCAGATCAGCTGTGGAATCTGTGGTTCCTATGTCACAGGAAATTGATGCAGTATTGCTCATAGTTGCCTCATAATTGCGATCAGTAACTGACCGTGATGCCCACAATGGTGCCAGCAGAAAAATCAGTTATTTCAGCCCGCATCCAAACATAATTGCCCACCAAGCTCACAGGATGGTAATCAGTGGTCGGAGAAACACGATCATAGTCATACACCTCAAACCACAGAGCTGCTGCAGGATCATCATTGAGACTGGCCTGCAAGCGTATGCGACCCACAAACCCTTCAACCTGTATGGTCACTGTTTGTATGCTGCCTTGACCTTGGTAGTAGTTGGCCGCACGTTTTACATCGCTGAGAAAGTCCTGGCTGCTGCCATCGTAGTTGCCAGATGCAGTGCCATACACTGTGGTGCTCAGCAGGGTTTCTGTGGTCAGTATCATGCCTGACGTATTTCCACCAGGGTGCCTGCACCCGCCAATTCCGCAACCACTGATTCCAATTGTGCCACAACTTCTGGGCTGAGCAGAGCTTGCACAGGCGCATCATCGCGCACCATTTGACTCATTGTGATTATTAAAGTTTGTTCGTTGATTTTTGCCATAGTGTTTTATTTATCTGTCAATATTTGCATGGTCTTTCTAATTATCCCCGGTGACACCAGGCTGATCAGTGTCAGCCATTGTTGGGAATCATGATCCACAAAATAGTAGTCTTGCAAACGATTAAAGGGTTCTTGTAGCCATCGGTTCATGGCCGGGCTTGTTCTTACAAAATCCTGCTGTGTTTTTAAAAAATTAACCAACTGTTGCTTTTCCTGTGCAGACAGATGCCGGGTCCTAAAATAACTACGGAAATTATAATTGGATTTTTTTAATCGAATGGTATTTTCAGGACGATCAACCCGGGCTTGTGTGCAAGTTTTACAAGTCAATTCGGGCATACCATCCAACTTGGCCAACAAAGACAGGTCATTGGTGTAAACATAGCCCTGATGTACACTGACCACCAGTTTGAAATCTGCTGTGCTGGTCAACAACACATCGGCCACTGAGTGCAGATCTGTCACGGTCTTTTCAGTGATTTCTTTCCAGCGCCGTCTCAATATGGTGGTATTTTGCCGTCCATTGATCCAGCGTTGCTGTGCCACTTCTTGCCATTGTTTCCTGCGATGGATCAACTCATCAATGTTGGCATGATCCAGTTCTCTCAAACAAGTGGCTTCATCCAGATTAAATCCCAGACAGTATTGGAATCGACTGTAAAACAGCCGATCCTTGGTCACAGATTTGAATTCAAGATTCGTCGGCAACTATGTATCCTTTGTGATCTACTGTGAGCATGGGTGTTGAAGATTCTATGCGGAACTGTATTTGATCGTCTTGTACAACGGCGTAGATGTTGCAGTTGGCCAATTGATCAAACAGGATACGACGGCTCAAAGGCACACGGATCAGTTCATCAATTTTCCTGCCCAAGGGCCTGGCACCCATTTTATTGTCGTAGCCTTTTTCAGCCAAGAGATCAATGACACTTTCGCTGAGATTCAATCGGATGTTTTTCTCAGTCAAACTGTTTTGCAGTTCATCCAAGAATTTGATCACAATCTTCTTGATGGCTAGGTTATCTAACTTGACAAACTTGCATATCTGGTCTATACGATTTCGCAGTTCTGGACGGAAAAATTCTTTCATGGCTCGATCTTCACTGCCAGTTCTTTCCAGACTCTGGCCAAAACCAATGTTGTTGTTTTCGTTGTCTCGGGCACCCAAATTGCTGGTCATGATTATGATGGTGTTCTTGATGTCCAAGGTCTTGCCACTGCTGGAAGTGATACGAGCCTCGTCCAGCATCTGCAACATGATGTTGATCACATCAGGATGTGCCTTTTCAATTTCATCAAACAACAGGATACTGAATGGGTTTTTGCTGAGATCACTGATCAACTTGCCGCCACCCACATTGCCATCTTCAAAGCCCACATAACCCGGAGGCGCACCAATCAGGCTGGCCACTGTGTGTTTTTCTTGATATTCACTCATGTCGTACTTGAGCAATTTCATGTCAAGATTTTCAGCCAACAAGCGTGCCAGTTCGGTTTTGCCTGTGCCAGTGGGGCCCAAGAACAAAAAGCTGGCCATGGGTTTACGGGCATTGCCTATGCCACTGAAGTTGATGTACACACGATCCAACACAGAATTTACAGCGTCGTCTTGTCCATACAATTTTTGTTTGATGTTGCTTTCTAGTTCAACAATTTTGGCGCTTCGTTCGTTTTGTACACGATCCATGGGCACGCTGGCCACACGACTCAGTTGTGCCATGATCATGTCACGGGTCACAGTGACAGTGCCCAGGTCTTTCACACGCTCTCGGGCACAGGCTCCGTCCAAGAGATCAATGCTCTTGTCGGGATTTTTACGATCATGTATGTAACGTCCACTCAGTTCTACTGCGGCTGTGATGGCTTCGGTATCAATCAGCACGTCATGGAACTGTTCCAGTCTTGGACTGAGTCCAATCAAGATCTGTTCCGTGGTTCCTGCTGTGGGTTCATCAATACTGACTCTGTGGAATCTGCGCATGAGGGCGCGATCCTTTTCAAAACTTTCGTAGTATTCTTCCCAGGTGGTTGACGCCACTACCTTTAGATTGCCCTTGGTAATGGCCGGTTTCAACATGTTGGCAAAGTCCAAACTGCTTTGGCTACTTGCTCCTGCACCCTTCATGGTGTGTGCTTCGTCCACAAACAAGATACATTTTTTCTTGGCTTCAAGAGCAGCTATGACCTGCTTGAACTTTTCTTCAAACTCGCCGCGATATTTGCTGCCAGCCAACAAGCTACCAATTTCCAAGCCCCAGACTTCGTGATCCTTGAGGAATTCTGGCACACGCCCAGCGGTAATTTCCTGT